AGGTGAAGGCGATGATACTCAGTTAGCTCACTTGCGAGCAGGTGAAGTAGTATTACCACCAGAGTTTTTTGAGGACGAACAATTTGAAAGCGCTGTAGAGAAAAAATTTAACGAGCTTGGAATCAATCCAGAGCAGGCTGTTGTAGGCACAGGTGTAGCAAGTTTAAATCCAATGACAGGACTTGAACAGTTTGGATTTTTTAAGAAATTAGGTAAAAAACTTAAAAAAGTCGTGAAAAAAGTAGCGCCTATTGCTTTACCTTTTATTTTACCAAAAGATGAGCCAATTGTAGATGACACTGATTATGTGCAACAGGCAAGAGACGATTTTTATATTTCTTATGCCGCGGATGGTGGAGAGATGACAGGTGGTGTTGCAAACGATGGTAGAAAAATAGAACACCCTGATGGAAAAGTAAAAGAACATCCTAAACGTATTGGAGAGATCGCAGGACCCGGTACAGGAACTTCTGATGAGATTCCTGCAATGTTAAGTGATGGTGAATTTGTGATGACTGCTCAAGCTGTGAGGAACGCGGGCGGCGGATCGCGGAAGCAAGGAGCAA